CCGGCGGACATCGTCATCGCCGGAGGAGCTGCAGGTGGGGGGAAGAGCTTCGCGCTCCTCCTCGAGCCCCTCAGGCACTCCCACATCCACAACTTCACCGCGGTCATTTTCCGGCGCACGTACGGTGAGATCACCAACCCAGGCGGGCTGTGGGACACCTCGATGGAGCTCTACGGCCTCATCCCCGGGGCGAAGCCCCTCGAGGGACCGCCGCCGAAGTGGGAGTTCCCATCCGGCTTCAAGTTGCCGTTCGCGCATATGCAGCACGAGAAGAACCGGATGGACTGGAAGGGCGCTCAGATCGCCTACCTCGGGTTCGACCAGCTCGAGGAGTTCACGGCCAAGCAGTTCTGGTACATGCTCAGTCGCAACCGCTCCCTCTGCGGGATCCGGCCGTACGTGCGGGCCACGTGCAACCCGGTCCCGGACGATGATGAGACCGGGGGCTGGCTCCACGAGCTCATCTGGTGGTGGATCGACCAGGAATCGGGCTACCCGATCCAGGAGCGATCGGGCGTCATTCGCTGGTTCAACCGCATCAACGACGAGCTGGTCTGGGCCGACCGGCGCGAGGATCTCCCCAAGCCCAAGGATGGCAAGTCCATCACCTTCATCCCGGCGAAGCTCGAGGACAACCCCATCCTCGAGGAGCGGGATCCGGACTACCGGGCGAACCTGGAGGCCCTTCCCCTGGTGGACAGAGAGCGCCTCCTGGGCGGCAACTGGAAGGTCCGCGAGTCTGCGGGGAAGGTCTTCAACCGGGCATGGTTCCCGATCGTGGCCGCAGCGCCCGCGAAGGCGAAGCGTGTCCGGTACTGGGACAAAGCGGCCACCGAGGACGACGGGGCCTTCAGCTGCGGGGTCCGCATGGCCTACGCGAACGGGATCTACTGGGTCGAGGACGTGGTCCGCGGCCAGTGGTCGGCGGGGAAGCGGAACGCGGTGATGAAGCAGGTGGCCGAGATCGACAGGAAGCTCGGCGTGGACATCTGGGTCGAGCAGGAGCCCGGCAGTGGGGGCAAGGAGTCGGCGCAGATTTCCATCAAGGACCTGGCCGGCCACAACGTGCGAGCCGACCGGGTGACCGGCGACAAGGTGGAGCGGGCCAAGCCCATGAGTGCCCAGGCAGAGGCGGGGAACGTGGTCCTGGTGCGAGGACCGTGGAACGAGAGCTACCTGAAGGAGCTGCACGCCTTCCCGGACGGGAAGTTCAAGGACCAGGCGGACGCCTCCTCGGGTGCCTTTAACAAGCTCACGCTGGGCCCGAAGTCAACGGGCCTGACCGCGAAGGTGACGCTATGAGACGTAGGCTCGGGTTCAAGTACCGCCGGCGGTTCCGGGGAATCATCAAGCTGGAACGGATCGTGTGCGACGCCTGCGGTGGTGAGGGCTGCCTGGACTGCAACTGGTCCGGGACCATGTGGTTCGCCCCGGCGGTCAGGCACAGTGGGATTGAGCGCCTGACCGAGATCGAAGAACACCAGGTGGAGCAGCGTCGATCCGAGCGGGTCGAGGAGGAGGACCGGAATGGCTGAGACGAGGAAGTCCTGGTTGCGGCATGAGCACCCGGAGTACCGGCGGAACAAGAAGCGCTGGCAGACCACTCGGGATGCATATACCGCCGACCTGCTCGATTCAGAGAAGATCTCCGGCTACCTGGTGCGCAAGAGTCAGGGGGAGAGCCCCGAGGCTTACAACGAGCGCTGCCAGCTCGCTGACTATACGAATCACTTCGCCACGCTCGTAGAGGAGCTGGCGGGGATGATCTTCGCGGTGGAGGCGAAGGCCAACCGCACCTACAGCGACGAGGACGGGAACGGGCTCGGGCAGCACGACGACCTGGACACCCCGATCGGGCGCCTCTACCAGGACGCGGACGGCCGCGGGAACGGGTGGCTGACGGTCTTCAAGCAGATGGCCATCGAGCTGGTCCACTCGATGAAGGGCTGGGTGGTGGCCGATGCCACCGCGGAGAGCCCCATGGTGCGCATCTTCCCGGCCCTCTCGGTACCCAACTGGAAGTACGACGCCGAAGGGCTTTCCGATGTGATCCTGAAGGAGAGCGCGGACGTGCGGGGCAGCATCATGGACGAGCCCGGGCAGGAGGACCGGTACGTCCACTACCACCGGGATGGGTGGACCCGGTATCGGATCACGAAGGACGAGTCCGGGAACGAGTCGGAGCAGGTCCTCGAGGAGGGGTTCTGGCCCCGTGGCTTCGAGGACCCCAGCGGCCGGCCAGCGCTGCCCATCTTCCCCATATCCCTGCCAATGCCCCGCCAGGTGGGCTGGATCATGGCGAAGAAGTGCATCGCCATCTTCAACCGGGAGTCGGAGCGGGACAACCTGCTGCGCACCGCCAACTTCCCCTTCCTGGTGATCCCCGGGGACGAGGTGCACTTCACGGCGCAGACGAAGGGGATCGAGAAGGGCGGCCGGGCCCTGCAGAGCTACGTGGGGGAGGAGGGCATCGCGGATCCCTCCTTCATCGCCCCCGACTCCGGGCCGGCCACGGTCGCCACGGACGTGCTCAAGCGGAAGGTGGAGGAGTTCTACTACACCGGCTTCAAGGAGTACGGGGACGCGGCCCGTGAGAAGACCGCCACCGAGATCCGCCACGAGGTGGCCCAGGGTGTGGGCGCGTTCCTGCAGCTGCTCAAGGCCGCCCTGGATGATGCAGAGAACGGGGCGCTCTGGCGCATCGAGCAGATCGAGTTCGACGACCGCGGGAAGTGGTTCAACTCCCGGGTCGAGCGGAGTGAGGACTTCGCCATTGAGGATCCCCAGGTCCTGGCCGAGAAGCTCGCCAGCCGCTACCTGGGCAAGGACCAGGCGGTGCCGATCGGGAAGAAGGGGGTCATCAGCCTGGTGCAGCAGCTGGCCGGCTACGACGGGCTCACGGTGAGCGAGACCGAGCTCGAGGCCGCGGTGAACCTCCACGAGCTCGGGGCCTGGTCGAAGATCCTCTCCACGCTTCCGGTCCCCGCGGAGGCCCGGGCCGAGGCCGCCGTGCAGCTCCTGGTGGGCCTGGGGTTCATCGACCCCGACGAGCAGATCGAGACCGAAGGGGGCGAGACGCGCCTGAAGGTGGAGGAGATGCGCCAGAAGGCCCTGGTGATCGCCGAGGCGCAGGACCAGCGGGACCGGGACTTCCTGGGCGGTGTGGGCGGCTTCCCCGGCATCGGGGGGTAGCCCATGGCCGCCCGGCCGCCGATCCAGCCCTACCTCGCCGCACGCCTCGCAGCCAGGAAGCGAGCAGGTGCCCTCTCCGCCGAGTCCATCCGGAACCTGCACAAGGAGCTGGAGCGGTACGCGGCCTACATCACGACCCGCCTCGCGGCCCTGCAGCTGAGCCCATTCTCCGACGGCCCCACAGAACAGACCCTCGCTGAGAGCGCTGCCATCATCCGCGAGGCAGCGGACCAGCTCGAGCGCCGGCTCCTCGACCAGGTCGGGGAGTACCGCTCAGGCGCCTTCACCGAGATCCAGGAGATATGGCTGGAGGCGGCAGAGACCGCGGCCGTTCTCGCCAGGGGGAAGAACATCCCCATCAGCCCGGCGAAGGTCCCCAACCTGACGATCGCAGGCGCCTACGAGGCGCTGGGGGGAGCGGCCAGGACCTGGAAAACCGCCCTCCCGGAGTACGTCCGCCGCGGAGCCGCCGAGCTGGACGCGATCGTGCGTGGTGCCCTGGTCCAGGGGGTGAGCCCCGATAAGCTGGCCCGGCAGCTGCGCCCCTACGTGTCCGGCTCGAAGGAGTTCATGGCCGTGGCCGAGGGCCTGGACGTGAACATCACCGACCTGCGCTCACTGGCCCGCCAGGCGCTGCACGACGATCGGGCCCGGACCGCGCTCAACGCCTCCCGGGTGATGCGGCACAATTCCGAGCGAATCGCCTTCAGCGAGGTGTTCAACGCGAGGGGGGAGGCCGAGGTCCAGCACTTCGCCGCGGACCCCCTGGTCGAGGCAGGGCGGTGGGTGCTCTCCCCGGACCGGGGGAGCCTGGTGGGACCCGATGAATGCGACGGCCTCGCGGCCACCGACTTCCACGGCCTGGGGCCCGGTATCTACCCGGTGGACCAGTTCCCTGCGCCACCACATCCCTGGGACCGGTGTGAGAAGGAGCCCCTCATGCGACCCTACCGGGAGATCGGGAAACCCAAGCCCATGCCGGGGCGGCAGATCTCCGCGGCCCGGGCCCGGCTGCCGCGGGGGGTCTCCCGGGAGGAAGCCACCCGGATTCGGGACCGGCTCGAGCAGCACCTGGCGATGAGCGAGCAGCTCGAGGTCCGCAAGGCCCTGCAGGAGCTTGCCCGCCGGAGCGCTGCCGCCTGAGTTGTTACGAAATTGAACAACCCCTTCCTTTCGCCCGCACCCAGCGCATATCGTTGAACCGTACGCCCGCCGCCGGGGCACTAAACCGGCTGGTAACGACGGCCTTCCGTCGGGGCCCGAAACCGACTGGCAAGAACCGCCTGCCGCCGAGGCGCAATTCGGCTGGAAGGAGACAGCACATGCCCAAGCCGTTCAAGACGACGGTCACAGTCGAGGGGAACCAGCACGAGGTCGAGGTCACACCTCCCAACGGGTACTACGACCAGGAGGAAGTGGCAGAGAGCTTCGTGCCGAAGGACAGCGTGGAGTCCACGATCCGCCAGCGGGTCGAGCGGGCGAAGCGTGACGCACGGTCCTCCCTCCTCGACGACGAGGACTTCGTCCAGGAAGTGGCTTCGAAGCACGGTCTCCAGAAGTCCGATGGCGAGCCCCCGGACCTGGACGAGCGGCTCAAGGCCGCACGCCAGGAGTGGGAGCGCCAGAACCTGAAGCCGCTGGAGCAGAGGCTGGAGGAGAAGGAGAAGCGGGAACGCGACCTTCTTCGCAGCAAGCTGCAGAGCGACATCCTGGCAGCTGCCAGTGGCAAGGTGGAGGACCCGCTCCTGAAGTCGGGACCCGGCGGAACCCCGCGCATCGTGGGTCTGCTCGGTGGCGACTTCGCGTGGGACCCCGATCACGGGCACTTCGCCGTGGTCGAGGGTTTCGACGACGAGGGGAACCCGAGGTTCAAGTACTCAGGGAACCCGAAAGAATCTGGAAGCCCGCACATGAGCGTCCAGGAGTTCGTCGATCAGTGGGTCGAGGACAAGGAGAACGCGCACTTCGTGAAGCGCACCCGGCAGTCCGGGCCCAACCTCGGCGAGCCGGGTGGAGGAACGGGCAAGAACGTCGTGCTGACTCCGGAGCAGGCCAGTGACCACACCACCTATGCGAAGGCCCAGGAACAGGCCGAGAAGCAGGGTGGGCACGTGGTGGTCCAGGGGGAGGCCCCCCTGGTGGCTGGCCAGCCCAGCGAGTAGCGCGCCGGCCCACCTGAGATAGCCGGCGTACCACCTTTGATGCTCGAAAAGGAGTGCACCGGCTATGGCCAACCTCTTCCCCGCAGGGTCCCCCTGGGATCCCTACCAGTACGCCAACACCGTCATCGCAGAGCTGCGCAAGAAGCTCGGCCTCGCGAGCGCGGTGTATCGTGACTTCGACAAGACGCCCACCTCCAAGGGCAGCACCATCAAGATCTCCAAGCCCCAGTCCTTCACGGCCGAGGACATGCCGATCAGCGATGGCACCGACCTGAAGCCGGGCACGGTCGATCTCGTGGTCGACAACTGGAAGGGCGTCCAGATCAGGATGACCGACAAGGAGCTGACCTTCTCGAGGCAGGAGGTCATCGACAAGCACATCTCCCCGGCCGCCTATGCCATCGCGGACGCGATCGACCAGAGCCTGGCCGCGAAGATCAAGCACATCCCCTGGTACTACGGAGCAGCCGGCACGGCCGCCGTGAAGGACATCACCCAGATCGGGAAGGTCCTCAACGACAACGACGTGCCCGACGGGATGCGCTTCCTGGCGCTGAACAACGAACGGGTGGCGGGCTATCAGGAGCTCGCCGTGTTCCACCAGGCGAATACCAGCGCCGATGGGGAGCAGACCCAGCGCACGGGTGAGCTGGGCGAGAAGTTCGGGTTCCGGATCTTCAACAACCGGAACATCCCGGACCTCACCGCCGGATCCCTCACGATCGGCACCCAGGCTCAGCTGAACGCCGCGGCCAGCAAGGGTGATACCCAGATCGTGGTCAAGGACAGCGGCGGCTCCCTCAGCGGTACCGCGAAGGAAGGCGACACCTTGGTGATCGCCAGCCACACGCAGCGGTACGCGGTGACCGCCGACGCCAGCGCGGATTCGAAC